TGATTCATCTTCTTTGGAGTCTTCCACCCTTTCAACGACAACATTCGCCAAGATTTCCTTTTCCTTCTCTTCCTTGAGTTTATCTGCTTCTTCGGCTGGAACAAGTGCGGTCAACCAATACTGCAGTGCGTTCTGTACCTGGGTCATGCTAGATCCTTTGAAGAAGTTGAAGTTAAACGCCATTTCTACCATATGAGGTTATTTTTTTTTGTCATTTAGAACGCTCATCTCCAAAACGATCTGCCGGACTTCCTCCCACTCCTTTCTCTTCTTTTCTTTTAATTCTGCCTCCCACATCTCCACGACAGAATCAAAGCCTTTATCTTCTGCTTCCAGCATTGCTTGGTAGAGGCAGACGGTGTTCGTTTTTTCCATTCTAACGTTTACGTTTATTTTAGTTTCTCCATGAGTGCCTTTACCATGTCCTTGAGTTCGTCAATCTCCTTCTGCTGTGCGTCGTTCTGCTTCTTGAGTTCTTGGATCGCTCCTACCATGTGTACATTGATATCACCATACGCAATTCCAAGGCGTGTCCCGTCATCACCATCACATACCGACTTGTCATCTACCCACTCGTCTATGCAGTGAGGATTGGACTCCATGACATCTTGTGCGAGGAAACCGATATGGTCGGCATTTCTGACTTTATCTGAGATAGGTGTTTCTGAATTCTCTGGATATATCTTCTTGTAGGTCTTGGGCTTGAGTGCCATGATCCGCTGGAGAGAACGGGTCGTTTTAATGTCCTTGATGTCCCTCTTACAGCGTTGATCCGATACAAAGATCCACCCACCACCCGCTGTGTAAAGATTGATCGTTCCATTACATGATGTATAAATCGTTCCACCTGATAGAATGAGTTCGCCCCATATAATAGCAGGAGCAAGAGAGATGATGACGGATCGATAAGCACCTGCACTGGATACACCGAACCCAAGACCCATTTCATTGATGCCTTGATTTCGAGCAATCACTGTGTATCCTCCACCTGACCCAGCACCCCACGATGAGTGAGTAAATGGAATAGGTGATGAACCAGCATTATTTATTAGATAAGTAAGTAAGTTAGGGTCATCATACCGCATACTACGATTATTGTTTGGACTCTGTATGCGGGGTAAGCCACTTCCACTACCTGAAGAGTTGAGCGTCAGAGGACAGTCCATGAGAGTAGCAACGCCTCTGATGTAATTCTGGTTGTCGGTCCAGCCAAAATGCGTGTAGATCCCGTTCGGATTGACAATATCAAGCACACCCGATGAGTTCACACCACCTATCGCCAATCGTGTCGCAACATTGACCGTACCATCTGTATTCACTGACATTCGTGTAGATGAGTTATTCGTATAAAACCGCAAAGGGTGATTTGTTCGTGTTCCATACCAACCACCCCCACCTCCGATCCATGTTTCAACGATGATTGTTCCGTCTGTATGAACGAAGCCAGGACTACTTGTTCCTGTCGTTAGTTGTAAAGTCGCATTCGTAAGCAGTCGCATTCTTTCCGCTCCTGCCGAGTCATACCACGCAAAAATACCTTGAGCGGGAACTACTCTTGCACGAAACAACATGCCCCAATTTGCATCGCTATAGATGCAACCGGCTTGATAGGTTCCGCCACCATTGACAACAAGACAACCACCTTTGAGATTGTTCGTTGCGATTACATCATTTGAACTATCTACGACTAATCCCGAACTACTACCGGTAGAAAATCTAATATTTTCTCCTGCATTAACACGAATCACCAAATCACCAACTTGACTATCAGAAACCCACCCACCAGCATCACTTACATACATAGCGATATAGTTGTCTTGACATCTGATGTTTGGATATTGTCCCGTTCCTGTCCCTCTCATAAACTGGATATTGTCATAATTACCTCCGCTATAATTCCCAAAACGAATCACATCTTGAACGGTTAGTTTTGAAGCCGTTGCTACATCAGAAGTAGCCCACCCCATGTCTCTGCCCAACCGAATGGTATTTGCGGGTCCGTCGTAATACATCAGAGAAGCAACCCGCAACCCTGAATCATGAACGGCAATCTCGGTGTTATCCAGACACTCAAATAGTAGCCCTGCAGTATTCGTAGTCCAACCAGCAACACCTCCTCCATAGTTTTTTGTAATGTCGCCAATCGTTAAAGATCCAGGGGACATATAATTATTTGGAACAGCATGAGGAGAACCAGCATGAATGTTTGCGATTCCGTTCATCTCCAATTCTCCAACCACTTCCAGTGTTCCCACCTCATAAGTAAAACTCGTCCACGTAAAGGTTTTATTCGCAGTTCCCTGCCACTGTAAATAGACCTGTCCTAAGAAAGAGGAATTGATATTGGGTGTGAAGATACCAGTAAAATCACCAGTCTCAACAGGAAAGGTAGCACTGATCGCAACTGCTCCAGTATCTGCTACATTTGCTTGAAAAAAGGTAAGGCTCACTCCAAAAATAGGAGAAGAGAAATTGGCGAAACGAAAGAGATATCTTGCCCCAGTGATCCAGATCTGCGTAGGCGAATAACACGCTGCAAGAGGCGATGAGGCGGGGCTTGGTGTGAGTAGCCATGGTGCACCACCCGTGATGACACCAGGATTCACTGCCTGCGAGGACATGCCCGCCGTTCGCAGACTTTGTGTAAGGTATGCTTTGGAGGAAACGGTAGTAGTCGACAGGGTAGAAACGGTATTATTGAAAGTATTTGTTCCCGTCCAAATGTTGTTCAACGGAAGAAGATTGACGGGCGGAGATGGAACAGCATACGACACGACACCACCCAGCGTATCAATCCCCAATGCTAAACTTGGTGTAGAAGAGGGAACAGCAGTAATATTCAGCGTAGAAATGGTAAGACCTGTGGTTTTGGTGAGTTTGAGGCGTGTATCCCCTACATCGTCCTTGATCTCATAATCATCTGATAAAGCGGTCTGCGTCCACACCACAGTACCACTACCAATCAGTTGACTGTTTCCTGCGACTTCTATATTTCCAGTTGTAATCGTCCCTCCTGCATTGATATTCAAAATGGCTAAGGCATCACCGCTCGTGGTCATTGTGTTGCCTGTGGTAATGTTTTTGATTTCCAACTGATCAAAAGAGTTGACCGAGAGCGAGTAGTCGTTATTAGCAATACTGGACGTGATGCGTAATGCCCCCACGCTGGTAAGGGTGGTAAAATCGTTCGTCCCTGTCCACGTGTTATTCTGTCCTACACCGCCCGCTTGTGAAGTAAGAGCGGTGATATAGTCTAGTTGTCCAGCGTTGATCGTGGTAGACATTACGCTGTTTCCATTGGTACATACGACCTTACCAGCATTTCCAAGGGTAGTAAACTGGAAGTTGGGTGAGCCAAGGACACTACCTGTGAAATACATGGTGCTACCGCTGGTGAGGTTCGTCGTGATCAGACCACCCAGCGTGCTTGGATTGCCCATGGTGCTGACCGTGTAAGTAATCCACGATTCATCGTTGGTGTTATTATCAGGAATCGCAAAGTTTTGTGCCGAGATCGTTCCAGCAGTAGTAAGATCAAACCCACCCAGATCAGTGTTAGAGGTGTTCCCACTATATTTTACAAAGTTTGTGGTATTGATAGAGCCTGCTACTGGATTAATACCGTTGATCGTGTATGGAATAAAAGTATTGGTTGTGCCATCAAGCGACATCTTCTAATAGTGTCCTTTATTTTTATTTTATCCTCTATACACAGAACGATGTCGAAGCCTAACAAATACGGACGACCTCAAGATCTAGGTAGACCTATTCTACAGCCGGTCAGACCGGCGGTGATGAAACTGGGTGGTACAGCAACGATTCAAGAAGAAGCCGACGAAGAAGGCTTTATGAGCAAACTTACCAATCTATGGAGTGCGTTAACGAGCAATGAGCATCTTCCTAAAAAGTTTCGGCAGTTCATCAAGGCTCATGGGAGAGATAAGATTCAGAGCCTGGCAATGATGCGAGCACCAGTTGCGAAGCCGGGGGTAATGGCGATGCAATTGCTTACGCTTGGAAAATGGGACGAGTTCAAGAAGCGAGGAGGCGTTGATGAAGTCTATCACACGAGCATCATCATCAACGGCAATATCGTGCTGGAGAAACTGGAGAAACTGGAAGGTCGTGTAGACGCTGGATATGCGAAGATGCCTGGGGCAGAACTCTATCCGGTTGCCGTCAAAGGAGATATTACGATCGCTGACTTCTTAGAGAAGGGTCGTAGGCAGATGGGAACAAAGTTCTATACGTACGATGCCTTCCGTTCGAACTGCCAGGACTGGGTCATGAACATGGTAAGTGCGAATGGTCTCCTTGATGCGGAGGGTCGCAAGTGGATTAAACAGGACATCGACAAACTGATCAAGGAACTGCCTGAACTAACCAAGACGGCTGCAGTAAAAATAACTGATGTCGCTAGAGATGTCGGCAATGTTGCCGAGGAACTAATCTATAAGAAGGGTGGTATGGTCATGGGGCGGGCATATGCGAGTGGCGGATACGCTAGATTTTAAAAACACTATATAGTAATATGTCATCAGACTTAACGAAGGCTCTTGCTCCATACGATAACCAGAAGGCTACAAAGGCTGGTCCATTACCTACGAAGCCATTTTTGTGGGCGTTAGTGGGTAAGAAGGGTTGTTCAAAGACTACGGTGGTTCTCAACGTGCTTCAAAGGAAAGAGTCTCCGCTGTATCGACTGTATGATCTGATCTTCTGGATATCTCCTACGGCAGGAGCAGATCCGAAGTTAACTCCGTTGCTGGAGGACATTGGACCAGACCAAGTATATGATGATTTGAATAATGAAATCTTGGAGGACCTTATTGCGAAATGTGATGCCTTCCGAGAGAGGCATGAGAGAAAAAAGAAGAAGGGTGAGCCACAGTTCCTTGTTGTGCTTGACGACTGTATTCATCAGATCCGTTCTAAGAGGGCATCACTTATTACTCGGTTAGCATCGCAGAATCGTCATCTTAAACTAAGTTGCTTTTTCCTTCTTCAGAAGTGGCGTTCCTTTCCGACTATCATACGGTCGAACTTGGACTGTATCACGCTCTTCCACAACGAGAACGAGCAGGAGATTAAATCGTTTTGTTCCGAGATTGGTAATGAGGAGAAGGTGAGAAAACTATATGAATTCGCTACGGACGAGCCGTATAGTTTTTTACATATTAATTCCTACGCACAACCGACAACGTACTACAAGCGATTTGATCCGATTCAATACGTTATGAAATAATAATCTTATCCGTAGATAGAAATGGTATTCCTGCTACCCGCATGGGCGAATAGACCAAAAGAATACAAGAAGGGAGGCAAGGTGAAGAAGGATAAGAAGCCGAAAGCGAAACAGGCAACGATGTCGCAGAACGTGAAGGTGAATGTTAAGATCGGAGACTCTGTTCTATTACATAAGGGTAAAGCTCCTAAACGTAGCAACCCGGGTGTAGCGAAACGCTTCCTATCGCCAGGGAGTGCTTTTGGTGGTGGTCTTCCGAGACCACTTCAGAGTATGGCGTATGCGTCTGCTCCTCCAGTAGCAATGCCTATGGGACGAATGGATTTCATTGGTTCGGGCGAAGTACCTTACAATCGGGGTCGTGATCGTAGAGATGATATTCCAATTAATGTCAATCCGAGTAATATTCGTCCCGACGTGAGTCCAAGCATTCGTGCTGTTTCAAGCAGTAGTGCAGTAGAAACTCCAGATCGTGGATTGGCTATTGCACGAATGCTACAAAAAGGGTATGATTCCTTAGGAGCAAGCTCTCAGAGAATCTACGATAATCTTTCTTTCCAAGGAGAAGTTCCACGAATTGGTGGTGCGAACCTTAAACCATCTAGCCGTGTTGTAGCAAGCCAGCCTAGCACTGGGTATGCGAATATGAATAAGCCATTTGGCTCACTATCAGAAATGTCAAAAGCACAAGCAGACTTAGGCGATCTTCCTGGTGGTGAGCAGGAGTTTATGAGACGAGAAGCCGATACGATGCGTGCTATGGGTATTAATCCAGAAACAGGTTCAGCTCTACCATCTCCTCGTAATGAAAAATCGGCATCAGCATCTGCCCGTGGCATGCGTCGTGGTGGAACTGTTTTCTAAAAGAGAGAAAGCATAACGTAAAATGTATAAGAGGAAATAATAACAACGCCAAGTATATCGGCAAGTTCGTCCATTCTATTGTGGTATTATGATTAAAATCAAATGCGATCTTATCATAGAATGGAAGAGCCTTTAGTACCTACACCTAAGCCAAAGATTTCTAGGAAAAAGAATACTCCGAAGAAGCCGAAGAAGCCGTTAGAGCCATTGAAGAGACTTATTATTGAATCAGGTCTTTTTGTGTTAAAGTTCGATTAGATAAATAGAATTACAGATACAACCAATGGTGGTAGAGTAATCTTTAGAGAAGCGAGCATTTCGGCAAATATAATACTTTTAGCATAGTCCCATAATGTACGTCCTATCCACTTGACTATGCTGATAAGCATGGAAGGAACATAGACAAAAAACTACGGGCGATGGAAGGTGCCCGAACTTTCTCGCATAGAAGTTGACGATCAAAATCTTCTTTGGAAATCGCCCGTAGAGGGAAGGAAGTGAGAGCCATGTCTGCTAGGCGATCAATGAACTTCTCTTCTTTGTGATACCATGGCACGTAGGCTACGGTGCTATAGGACGCAAGGTTGATAGAGCCAAGAGCATAGCGTGCTTCTTTCACTCGCATATCGATGAAGAGGTAATCGAAGTACGGCAGTTTCTCAATAGGGATATTGATGTAGCGGGAATCCCATACAACGACTTTACCCCAGAACTGAAAGATCTTTCGTTCTTCTGAGGAAACGTCCTTAGAGTGAATCACGATAATTTTACCTTTAGATTCATGGTGGTCAGCTACTGCTGGTTCGGGAGCATCGTGGAGGGGGATCGGGTGGATCACGGGTGGTAATGACGCAAGCAACGACATTGGTTATAATAGCAGATTAGAAATTAATTTAGTCGAAGAAGTTTAGGACAAAGTTTCCTCGTTCGATCCGTGTAGGATAGTTCGGTTCTTTAGGAGTATACAAAGGTATTTCTTTTGTCATTCGTGGCTTTACAGGTTTTGGTTCTTTTGGTGGTTTCGGAGGCTTGGGTTCCTTGGGGGGTTTTGGCTGTTTTATTTTCTTTGGCTTAGGTACATGGTGTTTAAGATAATACTGCTTATTATATTCCCGCATATACCCTAGATATTTCTCACGATGATTTCTGTGATATTCCATCTGTCGGGCAATAATTATTTCACGATTCTTTTTGTAGTAGTTTCGTTGGTATTGTTTTTCTTCTTCTGTTTGAGGCATTGTATTTGAGACTTAGAAAATCTTTAGACGAGAAAAACATGGGGCTAAAAACTAATCAAAAAACGTGCCTTTGGGTCTATTTTAGAACATGGTGAGATTGGACTGATCGATAGAAAATAAATAAAAATAAAAATAAAAATAAAAATAAAAAATAAAAAAAGAGAGTGAAGAGTATGTGTGTAGTATTTGTGAGAGTGTGCCGAAAGGCATGTTTTTTGA